CCCGGCATCCCGGCCCGTTAACGTAAAGCTGCCTGTATCAGCGGCAATAGTTAACCCTCTGTTTAACCCTGCATCCCGGCCCGTTAACGTAAAGCTGCCTGTATCAGCGGCAATAGTTAACCCTCTGTTTAACCCTGCATCATGGCCTGTCAGCGTGAATACGCCCGCGCTTGCAATTAGTTGCCCTGCCTGGCTGAATTGGGCATCCTGGCCTGTTAGCGTAAAGGATCCACTATCAGCCGTTAATAAAGAGGCTCTGTTTAATCCAGCGTCTTGCCCTGTTAGCGTGAACGTACCACCGTCGGCTGCTATGGTTACGCCTCTGCTTAATCCAGCGTCTTGCCCGGATAATGTGAACGTCCCTGAGTCTGCCGCTAATCGTACCCCTCTATTTAATCCGGCATCCTGCCCTGTTAGCGTGAACGTCCCTGGCTCGGCTGTTAACCGTACACCTCTATTTAGTCCGGCATCATTGCCTGTTAGGGTGAACGTTCCTGGGTCGGCTGCTATGGTTACGCCTCTGCTTAATCCGGCGTCTTGCCCTGTTAGCGTGAACGTCACTGGGTCGGCTGTTAACCGTACACCTCTATTTAGTCCGGCATCCTGCCCCGTCAGCGTGAATATTGCAGCGGCGGCACTGAGTACATAAGCGCCGCCGCTTGCTTGGTTACGTAAGAGCGTTAATAGCATCTGTTACCGTCTGAATTTCAGCCTGAATCCTTACGATTTCGTCAACATCGCCCCGGCTTGTCGCCGCTGCGATTATACCCTCAAGGAATTTTATTCGAGTGCGGTATAAGTCCAGCAATTCAGAATTGTCAAAGCCTTCGGGCGCTGTGATTTCAATATTTTGTGATTCCATTAAATTACCATTTGTCGGTACGTGAGTGTAGAGGTGTTCATCAACATATAGACATAATGAATCTCGGTTGCTCCGTCATAATACGTCACGTCGAACGCCGTATCGCCTGCAAGTGCGGCACCTTGCGTTAGTGCCATTGTAGTCCATCCCGTCATGTTTTGCTGCGCAATGTCAAACTCAAACCACCTGTTTGTCGCTTCCTTTTGAATGTAGATTTTATCAATCAAATAGGTGTACTTTGTCCCGGTTGCAAATGTTTCCTGCGCAGGTGCATAAGGCACTATAGACACCCACGTATTAGCGGCAATATCATAGTAATCAAGGTGTGTCGTGGTATTACCCCTGAATGAATAAATGCGCTGCCCATTAATGATGGAATTTTCATTTGTCCATCTAGTATCGGTTACACTGTGAATCCAATGTGCGGACATGCCCAAGCCTGGAGCTGCACTTCTTGCCGCAGTTGGAGACAGGGTACTCCAAGTATTTCCCGAAATTGAGTAGCGGTACATGGTAACTGCGTTGTTACCCATGTAATACAGAAAATCGTCATTCCCTTCAATAGAATAAACAGAGGTAGCGTCGGGTTGTGTAGTCCATGCGGCACTTGTTGTTATTACCGTCCCCGTGTTAGACGCAATGGTACGAATCTGACCCGCGCCCGTACCTGATACAATGCGGATTTGGGAATTTGTCCACTGATTAGTTGTCCAGTTTTTTGCTGTATTGGTAAGGGTAGATGCTCCCCCCGCTGTTGCCGTCCCTGTGGCAAATGCTTTGTAATCGGTATTCAACCAACTTGGCGTGTTAACTAATTTGCCATCTGTGCCAAACGATGCAGGCAGTCCAGTGATTGCCAACGTCGTCCATGTGTTCGTTGCAAAATCGTATTTTTTGAACGACCCGGAAGCATGGCTACCTGCGCTAACTACATACCAAACCGGAGTGCAAAGTCTGTAAACCGTTGATGAAGTAAAGGCAGAGGCTTGTGCATCTACCGTGATTGTGGCATTTGCGCCTATTGTATTTGAAACAATTGTAAGCGTTACCCCTGCATTTGGGCCTGAAAGTATGTGTACCGAATACCCTGCCAAGGATCGGGCCAGGGTTTGGTTGGTGATGATTGTTGACGTAGTGCCTCCGGTAGCAGTAAGCGATGAAGCTGCAACGGTTGTGCCCGTTGACCACGAACCTGCAACACCCGCCGCGCCGCCCTGAAATACTCCCGCAAGCGAAACAGTAGGCAATGCCACCCAGCCATCTTCACTCGGGTTGTATAACCAAGCAGTTGTGGCACTGTTGATATACAGTTGTTGCTGCTTAAAGTGTCTGGATGATGCTATTAAAGCCCCGGCACCAGTTGCCGAAGGAGCTGGGCTAACCTGCTCCCATCGCTTCAGGTCTAATATTTTTCTATTTCCGTTTGTAGTGGCCATTGTTAGGTTACGTTTATGTTTCGGCGCAAATTATCAGCGGCACCGCGTTCTAATGAAAACGGCACAATGGCCGCGTTTGCGCTTCCGACTTGTGTTAGGTTTGTTATGTTCCATGTGCCGTTCTGGTTTGCACTTACCGTACCGCTTACCGTCTGGGTTAATGCAGACTGGTCAACCAACAGACGGCCCGTTAACGGGTTAACCTGTGCAAGGCCGACCGATTTGGTAAGCGAAATTATAGCCATTCGCATAGCCTCAATGGCCTGGGTTAATTCTCCAATGACTTCGACTGGCAACGGTGTTGTGGCATTTACATCATTTGCAACACCGTCAACACCCCATACGGGCTTGACTCGTTGATATTGTACGCCGCCGATTTCGTCAGTAGCGATTGTTTCACCAGAGCCGGGTGTATATCCTACATTATCCGCCATGTTATTTTATTGTTTAGGAATGAAACCGCCATTTCAATGAATTATTGCAAGGTTAAAAGGCCGTTTGCAGCATCGAAATCAATGGTAAGGCTCTCACCGCTTGCAAGGGTCAAAGCAGAGCCATAGTTGTAATACCCTATAAGGGGATCGGCTGGAGATGTTGGCGTATCGTTATAAATAACGATGTACTGAAAAGGCCCAACTGAGCCGCCGGAAGCCGTCAGAGTCAAGTCAGTTAACACCAACTTATAAAGCCCCGAAGTTTGGGAACTTGTTGATGTAGTTATATTACGGGTTGATAGGTTTGTGTAGCTGATTTGGGTAATATCAGCAAGTACAGAGTTTGATGAAGTCGGGGCGCTATTGGTCAGCGCCACTACTAACTGATTTGACCCAAGGTTGTGTACTCCCTCCGCTACATGCTCCACAAAAGCATTGAATTTGTTAAACGTAGCCATGTGTGTTTGTTTTTATGTTTTAAACTGGTTGGAATGTGAATGAAATAACAAGCCCTAAAGCAGAATTACCCGCGCTGGTTACATCAAAATGAATGTGGTCGCCCGCTTGTACTGCCCTATTTGACTGGTTAATAATTCCCGCCGTGCCTGTTACGCTATCATACTCATTTTGGTCTATTGCTATTTCGGTGGTCAACATATTGACTGAAGCGCCCGCCCGAACGCGCCGCATTTGAACGGTAACAGGGCCCGAAGTTGATGGGGATGAAAGCCCGGCGCCCGCGTCTGTTAGCACCATACCGCCCAATTCGGACGGGATACGGACAACCGCCTTGCTCGTTCCTGTGGTCAGGGCTGAAGATCCGGACGTTGACGGGCTGACCATTACGCAGCCGCTACGGTTTGCCGCCTCCCCCTTTTCGCCTGGCAATGAAGCCGGGAAACGTAGGGTGGTCTTATTGCTTACTATGCGGACTGTCGTGTTCATTTCGTTAGCGTGAATTTACCTCTGAACAATACCTTTTTAAATCCGCTTGCTGTGGTCTGCAAAACCTTGTAATCATAACGGCATCCCGTCGTTCCTTCGTAGTCGCCTGACGGTATATCAAATTGAACAATGCTATCTGAAAGAAAAGACTGCGTTCCCGTCATTATTACCGTGGTGCCGTCCGTATCGTACACCTCCATCAAAAAGTCGTCGTCTGACACATCCAAAGGCGTGTCTGTGCCTTCCTGCAGGAACTCTATGGCCCACCGGAAATCCCCCGCCACATCTTGCGCAATGTCAAGACGGTGTGCAGTTTCACCGATACTAATTAGGTTGCTATTCGCCATTGTTCCGTTGTTTAAGTTCCATTGCCCGATCTTCAGAGATCCACATCAAAAAGTGTCGACAGTTGTACCGGCCTCTTTCCAATAGTGGCCTATACGATGCGGCCGTTTTTTTATCTATCAAATCCGGGTCTTTAGGCCAATCTTTTAAGGCTTCCTGATCCGAAAACACCCGTCCGTTTTTCTTTTTGCAGAAATCCCGGCTTGTTGGGATAATTCCACCCTGATACACAAAATATTTGAGGTTTAACTCCTGTGCAAAATGCAGGTTATTAACCTCCCTCACCTGTGCATATTGATCGAAGGCATACCGCCTCCAATATCCTACCATTGCCCCCTCTACTTCCTTTGTGCCTTCAATCAGGTTCTTTAGTCCTCTTTGGAACTGGTTAACCCCCTGCTTTGTGGCTATCCCGGTCAACAGGTATTGTTTAACCTCCTGCTTTGCCGCTTCACTCTTAAACAGGCTGTCCAGGTAGCCACCTTTTATCAGTTCCCCCTTTTCATCTAATCCAACTACACTTCTAAGCAGTGCCGTGTCCTTTGCAATAGCGTTCACCTTTGCCGTGTCAAATCCAGTCATCAGGTAGTATTCAGCATTTCGCCCGCTTATTGATAGTAGAGCCTCTGAAAATGCCTGAATGATGGGCTTTAGTTCGTCTGCCTGTATTTCAAGAAAAACCCGGTCTAATACGTTGGCCTTTGCCATGTTTGTAACCGTGTTTTTTATGATGCCGTCCTCTATCTTCAAAAGCGGCAAAATGTCCGCTATAATCCGTCTCAAAACGCTTGCCTCTACTTTCCGTAAATCCTTTTCAAGTTTGATTTTCAGGCTCTTAAAATCCCTGTCAAACCCTTCTATCCAGTCCCGTATGCTTTTTAATAGCTCTTCCATCTTACAGAGCTA